ACATAGTTCGTATGATTCCAATGGCTGCTCCGCACATGGGTTAAATCCCATCACACGATAATCCTTACCGTCTGGCGCATCCTTTAGTCGTCCATAATTACGAGCAACATCAAGCCAGATAAATCCTGGTTCTCCGTTTTCTGTAATTAAATCTACATAGTCTTCGTACTTTGTCCCTACTTCTGCTGAAATAGAATTATTAGACATCCAAGCCCAACCTGGATTCTCTGGATCAAATGAGTTACGCTCTGGGAACATATCTGAGTTCTTTAGGTTCATAAATGTTTCATCCCCTGCATTACCCAAAGCAAGTGTTGCTGATCGTCTTACGTTGCCTGATACCACGCAGGTACCAATAAGGTTTACAAGATCTACGATGGCACGAGAATCTAGCGTTTCTCCGCCTCTGGAGCCGATTACACGGTCTATCTGGTCGTGCAACTTGATAAGAGGTGCAGGTCCTGATGCAACGCCTCCAAAGCCCTTAATAGGGGCTCCAAGAGGTCTGATCAAATCATAGTTAAACTTCTGGATACTTTGGTTTGCTCTCAAGTAAGAGTTGATAAGTAGTCGTACTGACTCTACCCATCCTTCACGAGTGTCTGGAATTTCGAACACCTGTTCTGGTTCTGTAGGGGTATAGATTGAGAAATTCTTATCCTGTCCCACCGTATCAAACCCTACACCAATACCAAGCATCAATGCATCCATAACCCAAGCAAACAAGGCTCCTGGGTCATTCTTGTCAAGGTCCTTGGTAGATACCATTGCACAGTTTTGAAGTGCTGCTGAGTTCTTCTTCTCCATGGTCATTGGAGTTCCAAATGCCCACATACCGCGACCTGGTGGAGTCCACTTTAATTCAAACATTCTTTGGAATGCTTCTTGTGCAGACTTCTGAGCCTTGTAGTCATTCCATGATAGACGGTTTTCTTTAGCATGGTTCTTCTGAACTGAATACATACCCTCGATTACACGACGACAAACTTCATGCCATCTTTCTTTAGTTCCATCTTCCTTCATTCTTGAGTAAGTGCGAATAAAAGTAATTTCTCCAAGTGAGTTTTCTGCTGCATCCTTAAAACCAAACGGGCTCTCTTGTGCTTTGTACTTTTCTACGAAGTCCTCTGGAAGTTTAAAACTAAAAAAATCTGACATTTGTATCGTCCTTTCAAAAACGGATTAAGACTTAATTATAGCAGAGTTTTTAAAAAAGCAAAACTCTCCCTAAAGTTATTGTTTATAGTTTGTTATAATGTGTTCCACTTAAAGAATGGTCTGTATGTTTCTAGGTCGATCACATTAGGATCTACCCACCAGTCTTCATGTATTTCTCTTACAACAAGAGAATATCCCAAAGAATCAAGAATTTCTCTTTGTGCATCACGCATCGCTGTATTTCTCCAATACATATTTGCATCGTGCTCAAAAGTAATAACAGAAAATCTGTATTTATTTAGTGGAACAGCAATCAATCCATGCAAAGATAAATAAGCATTTCCAGATGGTCTTCCATTAAGTTGATATCCAGAATCAATGTCAACCTGCAAATAATCTATTTGATTTGGAAAATCATTTTCTTCAAAGTATCTGATATAGTCAAACTTTGTTGCATCACCAAGGATGCAAGGATTCGTTCTATTTTGTGAAATCTCTTCGTGTAGTTCTGGAACAATTTCAAAAGAAACGCCTTTCCAGTCAAACTCAGTTTCAAGCCTATATGTGTTACTTCCATTTACAGAGTGTGCAGCACCCAACTCAACATAGTGTCCATTTTTCTTTTTATTTAAAACATTCAAGACAAAATCTTCTTGATCGCTATGCTGTTGATGGTGTAACGGCATACTAGTGAATCCAGTGTTGTGGTACCATGATCTTTTCACCACTCTTGACTAAGTGTGCTGTGTGGTGATAAGGTGGTGAAGGTGGGAATACAATTATGCTTCCTGCCTTTGGCTTTACAGCAAAAGTATAGTTTTTGTTCTTTTCTGCTTCAGCAAAATCTGATTCTGGACTAGCCTGTTTCAATACTCCATCTGGAGAAGCAATTGTAAAGGAGATCTCTCCGCCCTCATAATCATCGTTAAGATACATTACGAAAGAAACCTTTAGTCTTTCGTCACCCTCTTGTTGATCAAAGTGAGCACCCATAAACGTTCCTGGCTGATACTTTTTAATTGGATACTGTGGAAATAGTTTTGGTTCATCGGTAATGCCTTGTGCCTTTGCATAGTCTCTTGCTACATCATCAAAGGCTTTTTGAAGAGTGTCATAGATATACTTATCTTTTTCGTCTGAGTTTTCTGTTAAAGCAATAGTCTTATCTGTTCCATAAACATAATGTTGACCGCTGCAAGCCATCCACTCACCCCAAGGGTTTTCGTTGTCGCTTTCAATTGCTTCAACTAACCTCTGTGGATCTTCTATTACATTTGTGTAATAGTATACCTTTTCTTCAAGAATTTCTCTGTCCATTTTTTCTCCTTTTAGTATTTATTATCTTTGTAAAAATCTTTAAGTTTAATAAAACCAACAATTACATACCTAGTTGGTCCTTCTCCTACATGCTGAACGCCGTGCTCATACTCTTCGTTTCCTGGGAAAAGTAAAAGAGATCCTGGCTTTGGAACAGGCTCTACTCCTGGCTTATTTTTAAAGAACAATCTTCCCTCTTTATAGTCATCATTTAGATACAGGATTGCTGCATATCTAACTGAAGGATCTGTGTGTTGGTCCGTGTGGCTTTTTAACTCAACGCCAGGCTGCATTCTTTGTAGTGTTGCAAATCCAGCAAGAACTAAGTCTTTGTTTGCTATTGTAATCAGTTCCTGTAATCTTTTGTGTATTGTCTTTGACAATGGAAGATGGCCAATGTCTAAGTTTTTGTCGTACCAGTTGTGTGTTATTTCATACTTGCCTTCTGCAACAAGGTTTTCAACATCGTCTCTTCCAAACTTTTCCATACAAAAACTTTTCAGGCTTTGCTTATATTCAACTGACCAGTCTTCATCGACTGTGCCATTGATTAGGGATAATATCTCTTCTAGTTCTTCTTTTAGCAAGAAGTTTTCAATCATTATCAATTCGCCCTCAATAATCTGAGGATTAAAACCAGCCTCATCAAGTTCCTTTTTTAAGAATATCTCCATATTATAACTCCTCCACTTTATATTTATTGCCTTCAGAGTCTATTTTATACCCTTGTTTTAAAAGTTCTTGCCATTCTGCTCTTTCAATCTCTTGCTTTTCTCTTGTGGCTTTCATCTCTGCTGCCCACTCATCTCTTAGTTCTTGTGGGTACGCATCTTCTTCTCTATCATCCCAGAAAGATCCAATAGTGTATCTTACTCCACTTTCTATTAGGGAGACTTCGTGCATGTTGTTAAATCCCCCGTCAAATACGGCAAGCATTCCAACCTGTGGCTTGATCTCTATATCTTGATCTGGGAACTTTAGTAGACCACCTTTAAAGTCGTCGTTAAGATATAAGAATCCAGCATAACGACTTCTTGTAAAGGCACCAGATTTTCCATGCTCGTCTGTGTTATCTGAGTGAATTCTTGCATAGGCTCCTGGCTCCCATTTTTGGGTATGATATCCAATTTTAGAAATTATGTTTGGGTCAAGGTCGTGAACTGATGCAATCGCTTCTGGCATTGCTTTTTCTATATCCGAAAATATAGTGGGCTTCAGTCCAGCATCAATAACTTCTTGATCATTGTCTTGTGGAAGAACAGAAGAGTATGATTCATAAAAAGATATTGGCATCCAAGAAAGTTTTCCAGATTCTGCTTGAGCATCAAGTGCTTGAATCATTTTTTTGCAGTCTTCTTCTCCAATAAAGTTTTCATAAACAACAATATCTTTTGTTATTCTTTTTTTATTATTTAGGTTCATCGCACTCTTACTCCTTCTGGGATTTCAAATCTGTTTGGAATTGTCTTGACATATTCTTGCATAATATCATTTTGCATTTCAGCCCACTTTTCTTTTCCAAACTCTTTTTCTTTTTCAAACCACTCGGCGCTTCCTGGGCTAAACTTCCTCCAGTACATTCTTGAAAAATATTTTTCTTTTCCAGAAGAAGGAAACACTCCATGTAAGTAAACTGTATTATCTTTTGTTAAAATTTCTGGATGTCCTGATGGAAACAACAGCCAGTCTCCAGCCTTTGGCTTATACTTAATGAGTTCTCCGCTTACAAAAAAATCAATCTCTCCACCGTCATAGTCGTCATTAAAGTATGCGTTGGCTGTTATTCCAAACTTATATCCTGGACTATGAATTGGCTCTCTAATAAAATCAGAGTGGTAGGTCATAGACATTGAATCGGTTATGTCTTTATGATATTTGCATATTGATGGGCCATATGTTTGCCAAAGTGGAACTACCTCTCCGTCATATGTCTTTGTGGTTTCATCTTTGTCAAAATTAAACTCTTTACCATATCTAGACAGATAATCTTCTGTAACCTTGTTAAAACCCTGTGCAAGTTCTAAAAGGAAATATTTCTGATCTTCTTGATCTCTAGTGCTTGTTTTTAAATCTTTTATATTTTCAACTGTAAACTCTTTATTAAAGCCTTTAATTGTCATGTTGATATACTGACCGAAATGGGACCATTGACTCCACTCTCCTAGGATTCTATCTTCTTTATTTTCTGAAGAATCCTTAATTATGTTATATATCTTTTCTGCATCTTCAAACACATTTCTGTAAACTAAAATGTTTGGATATATCTCAACTACCTCAAGATCTCTACTTGTCATGGCTGTCTATCCCCAGTATGCTTTGTTATTTCCCAGAAAAATGGACAAGTAAATCTTAGTCCACTTTTAACCTCTGTAACACCATGAATATAATTTTTGTCCCCTGGAAAGAAGTATGCAGAACCTTTTTTTGGCTTAAACTGTATTCCTTGTAATGGAAAATAAAGTTCTCCGCCTTCATAGTCGTCGTTTAAATAAAACAAACTAGATATGTCATAGTTTGGAAAGTCATTGGGAGTTCCAGCATCTGGCCCTTCATGAAGTTCCTTGTCTGCATGTGGATTTTGGAATTGTCCTGGAAGCCATTTAACAATAGTTGTGCCTGTTGGCTCTACTTCTACCTTATAGAATTCTTCAATTATTGGACGCAATCTTTGGAATAGTCCTGCAATAACTGGAGATATTGATGGGTCATTCTTATCTAGTGTTGGCTGAGTTGCAACTCTATCTTTCCAGTAATCTGAGTCATACACAACTGTTCCATTTTCATTAACATGACTTTGTGTTACATCCCAAATGGTTAAAGACTTTGCAGCCTTTTCTAAAAAAGCCATCTCCTCTTCTGTCATAAAGTTTTCTAACTCAACAATCATGTCCTTGCTATCGCCAAACCAGCCTGATGGTGTCATTGATGGCTTTCTAACTACAACGGAGGCATTCATATTGTCCATAACTTGATTATATCATAGGCTTTCTAACCTACAAAGTCCTTTCTATCTCTAGTTGCTTTAAAAATCTGTCTGGATCAAATCTCCAATTATCTTTTGCAAAAGATGTGACAATTTTCATACACATGTCTTCATAGTCTTCTTTATTTAGTTTATCTTTAACAGAATGCAAGGCCTCAACTGTATCAATATAGTTTTGTCTAACAAATGATGGATCTCCTGCATGATTTCTTTTTAATATCTTTGTGGTAACAAGTCCTGAAGGCTGATAAAGAGAAACTGTTAGATAGTTTTTTGCAAAGCCAGCATCCTGGTACATCTCATATCCTTCAATGGCTTGCTCGACATTATCAAAAGAAATTATAGACCTTACTGGAGATTCTCCATCCCTAGATACCGTTATCATATAGTGACCAACTAATCCTTGCTTGGCATTTTCTATATAAGAATTAACGATGTCCTCATGCTCTGCTTTTAGTTCTCCCATCAGAACTCCTGAGTTGTTTCATCTTTTACCGTAAGTCTTAAAGTTTTTACCTCGTGAGAACCAAGAGATTCTTGCTTTTCATTTACGGCATTTCTGTACCAGTCTGTCCACTCTCCAGAAGAGTTCAACTCTTGTGCTGCTGCTCCATAAGAAATGTTAGACTCTATTCTTTTTCTGTCTTCGTCTTTGTAGTCGACTATAGTTATTTCTGTATTGTTTAACTCAGTAAGAGAAATGGGTATAAGTGTTGCTATAGGTGTTCCTGCCTTAATGACTACTCTTTTATTTGGCACCTTTGCTTTAATAGCAAGAGGGATTGGATTGTCGTAAAAAGATGTGCTTATAAGAGAAGACATTGTTTCAAAATCATCATTAAAATAATTTACTGGATTTATAGTGAATATGCTAATATTTTTTTCTGTCCTAAATACTAGCCCAGTCTCAAGGCTTATTGATGACTGACCTCTTCCAGAATATGCATTCGTTGGATTAAAAATTTCAACATGAGTAGAACTTTGATCATTTACTCCATCCCAAATAAACTCTATATCTTCTTTACAAAAAAGGTTATATCCAATTACATTTGCCTGAGTAACTGGAAAACACCTATACGCATGTTTTTCAGATGTCTTATCCATCCAGTCTCTTTTAATTGACATTTGTGAAACATCAAAAAGGGCACCAGGAGTTCTTTCAACTGTTATATTGTACATTAGTCGGAGTCTGCACTATACATCTCAGGAGTATGGAACTTTTTGCTATAGTCTAGCATAGTGACAATAGAATACTTTGTTCCAGATGTGACAGGCATTGCTTGATGAGGATACATGAAGTTTGAAGGGAAAACAAAAAGATCTCCTGCTTCTGGCTTAACCTTTAGATTTTGAAGTCTAAAGAATAGTTCTCCACCCTCGTAGTCATCATTTGGATAGGCTACCAAAGACACTGTACAGTTATAGGAAAACCCGTGGTCGTGGTGTTCCTTGAAATGCTGTCCTGGGCCATACTTAATAAAGTTGAACGCTTCCCAATATTGGAGGTTATTGATGTTAAACATTCTTGAGTAGTCTTGAACAACAGGAAGTTTTACATCATAGAGGTCTTGCCACAAAGACTGAAGGTTTAGACCTACGGGGCTCTTGTCGTGCTCAATATCTGTTTTCTTGTACTTAAAGTCATTGCAATCTCTATACTCTGGCATTAGTTGCTGATATCCAACATATGCTGGCTGCCAAGCATAACCAGTAGTATCTCCCTCTGGCTTAAGATTAGACTCAATTCTACCAATTACATCAATCTCTTTCTTTATGACACCCTTGTAGCAAAATATACCATTGCCAAGGTCTTTCTTATCTGTCCATGTTTGCATAATGTTTTCCTATCTGTACTCTCGTCTTGACCATACTTTGTTCTTATATACCCCGCCATCTGGCTGGCGATAAAAGTTTGAGTTATCTACCATTTTACCATACATATCAGATTGGCTTAAAATGTCTATTTCGTGTTCCCAATTTTCTCTTTTAAATGGAAGTACCTGAAGGTATGGTGTTCCTGCTGGAATTGTTCCTTCCCATCCATCTACAATAAAAAATGGGAAACTGCCAAGAAGATGAACCTTATCGGAATCAACAACACCTGTTGTATTTAAAAACGGTAGGTCAAACCTATTCATTGGTGTCATAAACAATGCGCTGTATCCCTCTGGTAGTTCTAGGCCCCAATCTATAGACCAGGCAAAGTGGTGCTTGTAATACCCTAGTGGATGTTCAAATTGTGGCATTGGTGGTCTCTGTGTGCAAAAATCCTGATACTTTGCCTCTTCAACCTTAACACTAATTACTCCTTGAGCATTTTTGAAAAAGGTTAGGTCACATGGTGTTTTAAAAACATAGCCTGTTGAAAATGCATCCATAATAGCAGGACAAGCCTTCCATGTTGGAATCTTTCCGTAATCATCTGTAGTTCCTTCTTTTGGAAATGGACAAACCTCTTTTGGTGCTTTGTAGTATTCTCCGTTTGGCATTTTTGCAAACCTATCTGCATTTTTATACCAGTCTGGAATTACGCTTTGAGTTGGAGAAGGAACTGACTTACTGTCTTTATTTAACCAAGGTCTAAAAGATCTAAATATTGCCAGATTAGGCTTTACATTCACTACTTATGACCTAGTTCATTTATGTCTGTCATTACAACAACACAGTACTTGGTTCCTGACTCCATTGGAAGTGACGCATGCTCATAAATATAGTTTGATGGAAATACGGCGATGTCTCCAACCTTTGGCTTATAAACTAGGTTATCAAGTCTTGGGAACTTTAGATCTCCGCCTTCATAATCGTCGTTAATATAAATAACAGCAGATACTGTGCAATTGTATGCTGGCCCATGATCAGCGTGAATATTAAAGTGAGTTCCAGCACCCTCATACTTTACAAAATTAAAAGCCTCATAATATACAACATTAATTCCCCAGTACTTAGCGTAATCATCTATGCAGTATTTTAGTTTTTGATAAATTTCTTCATGCAAGTCTAGCAAATCAGCGTTAGTGTGATCTCTTGGACCAAGGTTTTCTTGCTTGTATTTAAAGTCTACACAATCTCTTGCTTTTTTTATTGGGTTTGGAGAGTTTGTTACTGTTGCGTCAGACCACTTAAACCTTATATCCCCTGCAAGATTTGACTCAAGGGTATTAATATACCTGTTGGCGTCATCTAAAGAAAAAGTATTTTGATAAACATGTAGCCCTAGACCTAAGTTTTTAACAGAAATATTATTGTCTAAAAATCTTTCTGGAACTCTATTTGATGCAGTTTCAGATCTATCTTTTGTGAACCAAGGGTTTGCATTTTCATCATACATTGACATATTTATTCCTATCTCTATAAAACTTGCCTAAATAAAAGTATACCACACCAATATTCTGATGTGGTATACCTTATTTAGTTTTTATATCACGTTACTCTTGGTCCCAATGGGCTTCCGAATCTAGGGAAGAACGGCGGTGCCACTGGTGGCGGTGCGAACCCTGGGAAGAACGGTGGGAAGAACGGGAAGAACGGGAAGAACGGGAAGAACGGTGGGAAGAACGGGAAGAACGGGAAGAACGGTGGGAAGAACGGGAAGAATGGGAAGAATGGGAAGAACGGCGGGAAGAATGGGAAGAACGGTGGGAAGAATGGAGGGAAGAATGGGAAGAACGGAGGGAAGAATGGTGGGAAGAATGGAGCAATTGTTGTTACGTTATTAGAGTTAGCAGATGTACCAGATGTTCCATTTGCATTGATTGCCCGTACTGTATATGTCTGAGCAGTGTTTGCTTCTTGTGTAACAACAACTGATACTCCTGCTGTTGAGTCTGTCTTTCCATCAGAGGCTGCCCACACATAAGATGTAATAGCCTTTCCACCATTTGCTGGTGCTGTCCACTGTACTGTGTCCTGGTTAACTCCTGCTGTTGCAGTTGGTGCTCCAGGTGTTGCTGGTACTGTTGTTACGGTTACTGCAGAAGAAGCAGAAGAGGCAGCAGATGTTCCTGCTGCGTTAGTTGCTCTTACTGTAAATGTTGGTGTTGCTCCAGAAGCAATTCCAGTAACAATAATTGGAGAAGATGCTCCAGTTGCTGTCTGTCCTGTGCTTGCTGTTACCGTAAACGATGTAGCAGCAGGAGAAAGTGCAGGCAGTGAGAATGATACAGAAACCGCACCATCTGTAAAGCCTCTATTTGTTCCAATATCTGTACCAGTTACACCTGTTGGTGCTAGTGGCTCTAGAAAGTCATTTGATGCTGCTGACCTTCCACCTATATTTTTATTTACTGCCATGTACTTTCTCCTTTTTTCTGCTTAAATTTTTATGCTGTCAAGTCGCCGTATACAACCCAGGTGTTTTCTGCTCTCTTGAAAAGAGTAACGCCAGACCACTGTGTACGTAACTTCAAACCTGGTGTTCCATTAATGGTTACTCCCGCTGCTGGAGCGATTGTTACCTGTCCTGCGCCTGTCTGTAGGATATCAATTGATGTTCCCACTGGCCAAGCAACAGTTGCGTTTGTTGGAACTGTTAAAGTAATTGCTGATGCTGATCCCATTTCAATCATGGAATCTCTTTCTGTTAGTGCTGAAAGTGTGTATGAGGCAGTCTTCTGGATAATTGGTGTCCGTGACTGTACGCCTTCCTTTGTCTGTGTTCCGTCTGAGAAGACTACACCAGATGAAGGTGTTACTGTTGTTGCCTCAAGTGCTCCTACTGCAAGTGCATCAAGTGAACCTTGACCAAAGTTTACAGTTGTTGAAGGCTCTGAAGTAACACCCTGGAACAACTTCCACTTAGAGTCTGATACGTCTCTTACAAGACCTGCATGCTTTGCTGCGCCATCATTGTAAGCAACTACAAGACCAAGGTCTACAGTGTTTGCTGGATTTAGGTGAGAAAGTTGCAACAGGTTATCTTCAATTGTGATAGATGTTGCTGATGCATTAAAGTTAGTACCGTTAACTGTAAAGTCTCCGTCTACTACAAGGTTTCCGTCTACTTCTACGTTACCTGTAAATGTTGCTCCTGCAAGTGATGCCTTTGCATCAAGTGCTGTTTGTGTAGCAGTTGAAACTGGCTTGTTAGCATCTGAAGTATTATCAACATTTCCAAGGCCTACTGAAGACTTTGTAAGTGCTGCTACTGCAGTTGCAATCTTTGAATCTGCTGCTGTACCTGCTGCTGCGATTGCATCTGTTTCTGCAGTGTCTGCATAAGACTTTGTTGCAAGTTGTGCTGTATCTGCAATACCATGAACATTTGTTGTATCATCATTGTGTGTTGATACTGCATCGTCTGCATATGTCTTTGTTGCAAAGTTTGGATCAACATCGAATGCTTCTGTTGCAAGGTTCCAGTCAAGACCTGATCCTGCAAGTGATGAATAGTCTCCAGTAACGTTTCCAATTGCATCAGTAACAAAGTCTTGTGTTGCCAATGCTGCTGTGTCTGCAATTCCATGTACGTTAATGGTTTCTGTGTTGTGATCTGTAAGGTTTGCTGCTGTGACCAACGCTTCTGCTGCTACTGCGTCGTCTGCATATGTCTTTGTTGCTAACTCTGCTGTATCTGCAATTCCGTGAACAGATGTTGTGTCTGAACCGTGTGTTGATACTGCAGTAGAGATTGAATCTGAAAGATTTGTTGTTGTTACAAGAACTGAGGTGTCTGCAATTCCGTGTACATTAGTTGTGTCTGTGCTGTGTGTTGATACTGCCTGATCAGCATATGACTTAGTTGCCAACTGTGCTGTGTCTTCAATACCGTGGATAAGTGTAGTGTCTGATATGTGGTTATCTACTACGTTTCCAATTGTTATATAAAATTGTGGGTCATCATTGATTGCTGCTGCTAACTCATTAAGAGTATCTAGCGCACCAGGTGCTCCATCAAGGAGTGCTACTAATGCTGAAGAGTTGGCAAAATAATCAAGTGCAGTCCATGCAGTTGCTCCATTACCAATCTTAAACTTGTTGGTGTCGGTCTCAAAACCAATTTCTCCCGCTGCTAAAGTTGGGTTTGCAGTTGTCCACTGCTGTGCAGTTCCTCTGCGCTGTTGCATTCTTGTTGCCATTTATATATTCTCCTTATGGGGGCTGCCCATTAACTTATCTTATTATAACATCAATTTTTAATTGAAATTATCTACTACACTACCGCCATCGAATACTACAGTCCAAGTTGTTGTACCTGGTCCTCCAGCATCCAAACCTACACCCAATGGGCTGTTGAATGATCCACCTTCATAGAACTGAGATACTATGAACCCAGTTCCATCAATTGCGGTATCGTGAATGTGCTGTGGTAAATTATTTGTATCATCGATAGTTGCTTGGGTATACCAAACTCCATCGTAATAGAAATTAATTCGGTTTGTTCCAGTGTCTAACCACTGAATTCCATTAGTTGGTGAAGAAGGAGCAGTTGGGCCAACAGCCATTGATCGGTTATCGACATACTCCTTAGTTGCTGCATGTGCAGCAAGAGTTGGTGCTCCTACTGTTACTGCATTTCCGAATGTACCGCCGTTTGCAACGACTAACCCATTCTTGACCTTGAAGTCTTTATCGACTATTGCCATTTACTACTCCTTCTTCCAACTATTTTTTATTTTTTATTACGCAAGCAATGTTCCAACAACAGTAACTGTTGAGTCATTGTTAGTGGTTGTTACTAGAAGTTGTACATTTGCACCATCAACATTTGCTGAAACTGATGACGCTGAGCCATTTGTTCCAACAATTCCGTATTCGGTCATTGAAATGTTATCTGAAGAATCAAGTGTCAAAAGGACCTTTGAGATTTCAGTGTGTGTGCCATATGCAACCTTTACAAGGAACTCTGCTGAACGGTAATCTGCCTTAGCAAATGCGTGTCCTACATGAGCACCTGATGATGCTGCTGTCATTGTTGAAGCAACCTGCTTAGCAACTGAGTTTACCTCAACTGCTGTGAAGTTTGGAACTACTGCTTCAAGAGCGTCTACTGCTCTTTCGTCTGTGAAGTATAGTCGTGAACCTTCTGCAAG